CGTTGTGTATTCAGGATGCCAGTACTCGCGGAATATCATGTCGAACTTGTGCTGCACAGCTAGCTGAATACGTGGCTCAGCGTATATCTGTGCGTCTAGTCCTTCGACTAGTGACAAGCGTTGCAACACCTTCGTGACAATATCACCGAACGTGATCATCGCTCGCTCCTATGTAATTAAGCAGGCGGCCTGCGAGGCTCTTGCTGGACCCCGCAGACCAACCCGTCCCTAGTGTCAAGCGGGGACGCCTGACCTCTGAGAACTACTCGCGCTTCATTGCTGGCTTCGCCTGTGCACCAGATGCAGCAGGCTTAGCACTGGTGAGCTGATCCTTCTTCACCGTCACCGTGGTGCCATCAGCAAGCGTACACACTTGCATGTCACCATCCTCATCATAGCCGGGATCAGTCGCACATGCGTCGCGGATTGCGACGACGTTCTGCCCTTTGTACTGCTGAGCATATTCCACTTCTGCCATTCTAACCTCCTGATGTCAGCTGTTGAAGTTACACAATAACGTGCGCGCTACCGTGCAAGTTACTGCGATCGACAACGCACGTGAAGCGATACGTACGCACTCCATCAGGTGCCGCATTCGGCGTGTAAGCACCGCGCGGATCGCCGCTAGTGAGCGACTGCGTAGTAACGCCAGCAAGCAACGCGCCAGCGGTTGCAGCAACGTCACTAGTCAGTTCACCATACATCGCAGTGTGCAGCACCTTATACGGCACACCAAGGATGACGCCGACGCCGATGCTGATGGTAGCTGCCACTGCGGAGCTAACATACGACACGTCTTTGAACATCTTCTTGCTGACAACAGCGCCAGCAATAAGCGTGACGTTCTCCTTGATGGCTTGACCGAGGTAGTCATAGCCCACGATCACACCAGCGCCACCAGCAGTGGAGGTGACGCTGATGCTGCGACCATAGCGGCCCATGATGGCGTCAGTCTGTGCAACTGCAGGCACGACATTGCCTGCAGCAGCGAGAACGACACCGTTGGCCAGCACACCTGCGCCTGCCGTAACACACGCAGGGATGTCAACAGTTGTATGTCCATCAACGCTCACATCAGCCGCGTAGCTGCAATCTGCTACTCTGTGTGAGACACGCCGAGTGGACGGTACGGCGACTTGAACAGCCATTGCTATTTATCCTCTTCATCTACTGATGCATCTTTGCTCGCAAGAAGTCGTTCGACGAGTGACGGATCACTCTCAATCAACTTAGTGAGAACATCGAGCGATTGCTTCTGCTTATCTGACAATGCAGCGCTGACCTGCTGCATTCCTACTGGTGTATCATCGCCGCCTTCCATCAGCAGCGGGACGAGATTGCGGTTCAACCTCAAGCGCACCACGTCGTCATGTAGGAGGAAGACACTATCACCGCGCAGTGTGCGAACCATGTAGCCATCAACCTCTACATCAGTCGGCACAATGCGGAAGCCAATCTCATCCTTCACGGTGCGATTGACTACAGTCTTACGCTTGACTGCTTCAATAGTGTAAGCAGGCACAGCTTTCTGCTTCTCAGTCATATCAAATGACTGCATTGGCTTCTGTGCGAAACTGACGACAGGCGTTTCAGCCATAGTACGCTCCTTGGCTATACTGAGTATAGCCGGTTGAAGTTAATCGTTGACCACTGCGTGCGTGCGATACTGCTTCCACGTGCAGAACTGGCACTGTGTGATGACACGCTGACCATAGCCGTCGATAGTCCACGGCGCAGTCAGATCGACGTTCTTCATGTTGTTGTCACCGAGGATATGAAGACGCAGATAGGTGTCATTGAGGAAGTACGCACGATCAACAGGGCAGCTTTCATCGTAGATGATCGGCACGCCGTTATGGCTGACACCATCGAAGCCGAGGTCCATCATGCGCTTGCCTGCGCTGGTGTTCGTCAGCGGGATAGTGAGCTTAGCACGTACCGCAGCACGGTACAGACGATAGTGATTGCGTCCTGCAATGATAACTTTAGGACGCTCTGTGCCCTGCTTGAGGTCGAGGAGTACGTCGTCATACGCCTCTTCGATGTTCGTGGCGTTGAGAGTACCCGCGAAGTCATATGACGAAGAACGCCATTGCACTTCGGACGCACGATCAACACCAGCGAGTGCTCCGACAGTAGGATCATCAGGTACAAGCAGTGCAAGTCCATTCGGATCATTGCCGCCGCCCAAGCCGTACAAGTAAGCAGAGAACTTCTCCTTGATAGAGAGTTCAAGTGCTTCGAGCTTACCCTGCAGCAGCTTCACTGCAGCTTGCTCACCCTTGTTCTCGTCTTCTTCCTGATTGCTGATGATGACGCTGCCTGCGATGCGTGACCACCTGTATTCGAGCTTGATGAACTCTTGAGTTTGCACGATTGGCAGGCTGTCATAGTACTGATAACTGCCCACTGTCGGATTGCGTCCGGTCAACAGTGGATTGGTGATGTTGTAACCGCTCGACTCATTCTCGATACGATCACGTGCGAAGCACCACGCCATGAGTGCGTTGCTTTGCATAGCAGCGACGATGAGCTTCTTCCTTGAACGCTCAATAGTCGTTGCAAGTACGTTTTGCAGTACGGCCATTGTTCATATGTCCTATTTGTTGTTCAACTCTGTGAACACTGCCGAAGCAATGTCACGCCAAGGCGTGTTGCTCCTGAAGTCTCCACGTTGCGAGGCTCCGTTCTGCAATTGGACACCAGCTTGAGGTTGAACACCGCGCATATCGCCCGGTGTTGACGGTCTTCGTTGCTGTTGACCACCGCCGCTGCGTTGGCGCTTCATAGCTGCTTCAATCTGCGGCTTGAGTGGTGAAGAGAAGTCAAAACCTCTGCGTTCTACCCAACTGCGTAGCTCAAAGTACGCACGCTCTGGTGTAAGACCGTGATTTGCGACTAAGCCGCTGATTTCCGTGCCATGCGTGTCAGCATGAGGGTGTGATTGGATGAATTGCTCAGCTTGCTCTACAGCACGCTCATTTAGCTGCTGTTCTTGCTGTCTTGCACGCGCAGCTTGCTCAACTGGACCTAATCTACGGTCAAGTTCGTTAGTAATCACACGTGCGTTGATAGCGGGCACTGCATCTTGACCAAACAGGTCATCCATCGTCACGCCTGTAGCTAAAACACGCGCAACGATGTCACGTACAGCCATAATCGGGTCTTTTTCAGCCATCGCACGCAGCTGTATGGCTTCTTGTGCCATCTGCGGTGAAATGTTGTTCGTCTTCATCAGCCCATCGAGGGATGCGAAGCTCTTCACATGCTCTTGCATGCGTTTCAGGTCACGATGTGCCTGATTTGCTGCGTATTGAGCGCGATTAAGGTTGTATGCTAGCTGTTTCTCACGACGTGTAGTCGCAACGATGTTGCCATTGCGGTCAAGCAGCTCACCTTTTGCTCCCTTGCGGGGTTTATCGGTGAAGAGTTGGTCATCTTGCTGCTTCGCGCGTGGTGTATGTGGATCACTACCCGTTTCGGGCTTCGATCCATCACCTTGATCACCACCTTGTGCACTGACATCACCTTCAGGCTGCTGTGGTATGTCTAATGTACCACCTTCTTCAGCTTCAGGCTCAGCTTGCGGTGCTTCTTTGATACCAAAGCTGTCACCGACTTGATCCATCAAGTCTTTTTCTTCACCCGGCATTGTAGCCTCCTGTTAAGCAGCAGCACCGCGCTGCATTGAACCTATCATCTGTGTAGCTATGTCAGCTACACTGCGACCTTGGGCTAGCTGAACGCCTAGACTGCGCTTCAAATCCTGCGGCAAGCCGTCGATCAGCCCTGCTACCTCTTGCACAATTGACGCTATGTCGTCAATCTGTTGTCCACCACCTTGTTGACCGCCAGCACCTCCACCGGGAGGCGCACCACCGCCACCTTGTGCCTTCATTCTCTCTATCACCATCTGCTGACGACGATCTTGTTCTTGCTGTGCACCTTGCTGGTCCTGCTGCTCTTGCTGCATCTGCTCTGGAGGAGGTCCAGCAGTCTCCTTCATGATGCCTTTGTAGATTAGCTCCCAGTCTTCTTGACTGACTGTCACGTTGTCGAATGCTTGCGAGAGCACTTTGAGAGCGACAACGGCGGCAATAGGCGTAGCGCGAGTGAACTGGCCGATGATCTGCGAGATTTGTAGTGCCTGCTCCTTCTTAGCTCGCGACGTTGGCTTGAGTGTGCTCCCTCCCACAACACGTGGGGTGAAGAGTTGTCGGATTGTCTGTGCATCTACTGTTTCCCACTTGTTGCCTAGCTCTTCACCTATGATGGTGACGACTTCTTGCTTCTCCATGAATTGGAGACACATCTGCGCCACTAGCCATAAGACGGTGCCGACGCTATCCTCGATAGCATCCATCTTCTCGTCAGCGCGTGTCTGTATTTGTGACTCGTAGCTCTCAATCGCCTTGTTTGTGGTGTTAGTCTTGTACTCCACACCACGCTGCACGCTCGCTACACCTGACAAGCGGTCGATGGCTTCAAGCACAGGCTTCTTATCGAAGAACTTGATCGCGTCTGCGCTAGGTGGAAGTAGAGGGCCGAGAGCATCTGAGAGCTTCTTACCTTCTGGTAGATCAACACCGACAGTGTTAGTGTCAGTGGTGCCTGCTATCAGCGCGTCGAGTACGCTCGCGTCCTTGAGTGAGTTCTTGTCATACACCACCTTGCCAGCGGCGAACTTACGGACTTTAGCCCACTCATTGTTGATGATATTGATATCATCCTGTTGGTCGAGGTAGTACGTAACTTCTCCCTTAGCATACATTGTAATAGGATCGGTGTGGAACTCCATCGGTACGACGGAGAAGAACTGGTCAAGTGAGTAAGGATCATCCCATACCCACAGAGGATAACACCAATCATTGCAGTTATAGAGTTCAACGCGACGTGTAACTTTGTCCCATACATACACTACCTTTGTCATCTGCGCTGCTAGGAAGGAGCGTTGATCGGCGTATCCGTACTTTGTATGCTCGCTTGTACTATAACTAAATAGTTGGAAGTTGTCTGTCTGACCGCGATCTCCTTGGTCTGGACTGACGCCTGCTTTGATAACATTAGTAGGAGAGAATACAGATTCCCACTCATCTGTGCCGGGCTTCTTCCGTCCATAACGAGCGCGCAGTAAGGCGGTATACATGAGGTCTTCAATCATCACCCAATTGCAAGGACCACTAAGATCAAGGTCAGTAGCTGTAGGATCAACGATAATTTGATCAGGACGGCGCACCTTGACCCACGGTCCTGAAGGGGTGAGCATGTCGATTGTCTCTTCCAACGCAAGGAGCTTGCCTTCACACTCTTTGATGTCCTTCTGTGACTTAGCTTGCTCTAGTTCAGCACTGAGCTTCTGTATCTCCTCAAGTGCTGCTTCGCTGCTTTGTTCGCGGAGTGTATATCCAACCTCGAACCAGCCGAGGTTTGTTAAAGAAGTGCTGACGATGTTGCGCTTCACCTTGCGCTTGAGGTTTAGTCCCGGTGTAGTCTTCTTCGCAGCGAGTACGTTCACCAGCTTCTCTACGATGCGTGCGCGCTCTTGATCTGCTTTGTCTTCGCATGTGAACTCTGCGTCGGGGTTCTTAGTAAAGAGTAGCGGTACTAGTGCAGATACGTTAGCGAACACGATGTTCTCAGTGCTATCGAAGTTACCAGCGAGTGACTTACCCGGCACGTCGTTGTCAGCGCCCTGCTTACTACCTGCACCTTGCCGTGTGTGATCATGTCGGTAGTAGCGATATGCTTCATTCCAAGCATCGACGTTCTTCGACATAGCACTGCGGCCTTGATCGTAACGTGACCTCCACAGTGGTCCGCGGTGCTTACTAACTGGTATCTTCGACTCACCTATAACGCGGTATATAGGAGCATCATCAGCAGGAGGAGCATCAGGAGACATGATGCCGCTATAGCTGTTGAACGCTGCATCATCCTGCGACGTGCCCGGCGTAGCCGTGCGATTGTACTCTTCTCCTGCATCATATTCTTCAGCCATCTTGCTTATCCTTCGGCAGTTCTATCTTCAAGCACTGAAGTTCGTGTGCAGTTAGCTCGTCGCTCTTCGCAGTGATAGGGTAGCCACAGATGATGCACTTGCGTAAGTGTGTACCTATAGGCAGCATCTGACGAATGCTCATCAGCGTGCTCTCAACACGTTGTTCTCATTGACGATGCGCTTGGTTTGCACAAGCAATCCTACTAATGTATTGTGCTGGTGGATATTCAGCCCCATCTTGGTTCGCAAATCCGTCAATGAAATACCGGCTGGTGCGGCTTCTACATGATCTAATATAGCGCGCATCAGGGTGTTAATGGTGCTTGCTTTCTGTATCAACATGACTGTCATCTCACCTCAAGAAGGCCACACCTGCGCTGGATCGAGTTTGCCTGATGCTACTAGCGCACGTAAGCGTTCAATCTCTGCTGCTGCTTCAACACACAGCGCACGGTTGTTAGCGTCAGTGCGCTGCTGTGGTACTGCTAGCAGTCTATCAACGATGTCACTCATGGTTTGTGGCCAAAGCTGAATGGTGGTAGTACAAGCCTGCCGTTGACGTAGACATCGACATCATCTGGCGCGCTAATATCAATACGGGGCCTGCCGGGTGCTGCGACGGTCGCCTCCGCACCAAGTTGTTCTATGTGTATGCTGAGCATCTCATCTACGCAGCGATCTACCACTTCAAACCACGCAGCACTGCCTGCATGGTGGGAGCGTAGGGACTTCTGAAACTCTTTGAGTTGCTCTTGCAATGTCATTGTTGCCTCTTAGGCAGCAGCGTATACTGCTCATTAGGTCGTACAGCGTAGCAGTGCAAGTCATCTTGTATTCTAGCTTCACACTGCGCGAGTGTGTCATACTCTATGTGAACAGGTGTAAGACCTAGCCACCCTATGAGTGCGTACTTAACCATAGCGGTGCCTGCGTGGGTTCTCTGCTTCGTGATCGCGTTCCTGCCACATCATATAGCTTGGTACGCGATTAGCAGGAGCAATGTTATACTTGCCAATGTCAGGCATATCGCTGAGTAGGTAGCGAACATTATCCATTGCATGGTCATTGCGGTCCATCGGCTTGTCTATACGTTCACCGCTAGTTGACTGCTGCCAGAAGTAGCCTGTGCACTCATCTATCCACCAATCAAGTTTAGCGTTAACGAATAGACGAGGTGAGCCAGCAACACGGTTAATGGGATGCAGAAGCTGGTGATTGATATTGAGATAACTGCCCACCTTAACCACACCATTGGCGATGTCATTGTTACCTCGCCGCATGTAGATGCCGTCTTCTTTGAACATGTCAGCTATAGTCTTGCCTATCGTGCGCTTACCTACTGTACGCCTACCGAAGATGCTGGGATCAGCGATGCACTTGTGCATCTCTTCTGGTTCAAACTCCCACTCACGACGGATGCGCTTGATTGCAGCCACCTGTTCTTCAAGTGAAAACTCTTTGCGATAGAAGCCATCGCATATGATGACGTGCTTCTCAGGAGATACGAATGCAAGTGTGTAGCAGCTAGGCTGCGCTTGACCATAGTCATAGGCTTCAATCCAGTTAGGCTGGTAGTGTGTCTCTATGTATCCGTCGAGGAGCGCTCGTATGTTACCTTCCTGCAGTAGGTGTACTGAGTTGTCGAACTGAGGATATACAAGTCCTTCATAGGCCACCCATCTACCGAGCAAGAAGCGATCACGCTGTTGACCGCTGTACATCGTCTCAAGAGTGGCAATGAAGTCGCCACCCTCTGCGTCGTGCACATGTCGTAGTTCATACGTACTACCCTCGATGACTTCAATCCACAGCTTCGGCTTGCCATCATCGCCTAGCACAGGCTGGCGGTTGACATCACGCTCGCAGATTAGCTCGTCAGTGATCATCCCTGTGTTGTTGTATATCTGCAGTGGTCTTACTAACTTAGTGTACACCCAATTGCCTGTAGGATTACACGTCAACATCATCCAACGTGGGCCAGTGATAGGATACGCTGCATCTTCACCTACATAGCGCGCTCTACCACGCAATCGACCGAACAAGTCGAGAAAGTCCTTATGTGTTATCTCTGGGTCTTCTACTTGATCTACTATGACCCAATCGAACGTCGCGCTTAGAAGGTTGGAAGAACTGCTCTCCGTCTTCGTCCCCTGTTGCGCTATGTATCTGAAGTAGATCGACGTCCCATTCTTGAGGTAGCAGATATTGTCGCCGTTTTGTCCAACGCTGAAGGAGACGATCCACTTTGGAGGACACCACTTGATGAACTCCTTCCGAATAGTATCGTTGAGCTTTGGATAGGTAGATCGTGAAATAAGTCCAGTTGAACCGGGATACTTGTCTGCAAGTTGCAAGGCTTTGATGACGGCTGCTGTTGTCTTGCCATTGCCAAACCCTCCGCCGTATATCTGCACCTTAGCAGTTGATTGCAGGAAGCGATCTTGCAAGCTGCCTTCTTTAAGCAGCAACTCAGGACGTTCAGCTACATGTACAGTGCGCGGACGACTAGCCACTACACGTCAATCCACTTGTTACCACCGATGTTGCGATACACATCGCCTGTTGCACTGTCTGCTCTCAACTCACTAGCAAAGCCAGCTGTACTCGGTACACCTGCAGCGAACGTAGTAGGTGTGCTGTAGCTTGGGTCTACGTCACCGTAGAAGCCATTCGCTTTGATGCCTTGACCGTCTTTGTTAGGGACGATTGCCATTGTTGTCCTCCTTGATGACGTGTACTGTGATGTCTTTAGCATCAACGTCGATGGTAGGCATCTGCTTAGGCTTCGCTACTTCTCTGATGTGGCGGATAGTCAAGCCGCCTTCTAGAGAGTGACGATGCTCTAGCACCTGCTTAGGTGAGAAGCCTCCGCGGTCGAGCATGTTCATCAGGATGCGTGACTTAGTAGCTGGGCGTGTGTCTTCGTCTTCCAGCAAGTCTTCTAGGCCATCTAGGGCCTTACCACTCATAGCGTCGATGCGCTTCTGCACGTCATCTGCAGTGAGCGTAGCGATATTGTCTTTGATCAAGATGTCCAGTTGTTGGAATAGCTGCAAGCCTTTGATCATGTCTACTTGTGATAGCTTCAGTCCAGTAGCGTCTGCAATCTCGGCGTCGTTGATGCCTAGTGTGTAGTAGAGCCACACTACACCAGCAGTGGTAATAGCCTTGCTATCAGCAGGGAGATCAACAAGACCACGCCGCACGCTGCGATTGTTACGATCACGTCCTCTAACCGTAGCAGCTTGCGGCGTCTGCTTGTGACGCTTTGTCTGCTGTTGAATAACGGCTTCAGGCGACGAAGTTGGCAGTATTGCCTGACCCGTCTTTGTATCAATGATAAGACCATTAGCGAGTGGTAGGTCTGTCATAGCTACCGTGACTTGCTCTTCTTCTGCATGAGTGCCATGATGTTAGCTTCTTGACCCTTACCGGGGTTGCCGCTGCGTGGCTGCTTCAGCCCTGCTGGACCTTTCATCTTACTGAAGTTAGGACTGCCCTTCATCGTAGGAGCAGGACCGGGTGCACCCTTCATCAGCGATGCACTCACTACATCATCCATGTCTTCTGCTGGAGGTCCACCACGTGGCATCTCTGCTTCTCCTTGCTCTGCTGTTCCTGCTGGTACGATTGTTTCACCTTCAGCTTCAGCTGCTTCATCATCTGGAATAGGTGCGGCGGATGCTGTGTCGGGAGGAGCGCCGCTGTCATCAACATCCGCCGCTGCGCTTGCGTCACCCTCTGATTGCTCGCTCTCAGGGGGCATGCCAGCGCTAGCTCCTGCATTCTGATCCATCCAATCTGCGACGTTCTGTATCTCTTCTGGTGATACGTCAACACCCATCTGCTGTAGTGCTACAGCCAGCGCCTCGGGATTTTGTGCTAACATACCCAAGACCATCTTCATGTCTTCAGGTGTTACAGCACCTTGCTGCATCGCTAGCTCTTGCTGCTGATCAGGCGAGAGATCGGATACTTGCATAGCTATATGTCCTGCTGTCTGCGCCTGAACATGTGATAGACATGATTAGGGTCTTCATGCGCCATGCCGCTTGTACCCTGCTCAATCAACCGCTGTATAGCGCCGGGATCGACAACTTCAGCACCACCCGGTGGTCTATATAGCGGTGCTGGTGCACCTTCAGCATAGCCATTAGGTGGTGTGAAAGCGCCTAGACCAGCGTTACGCATGTCATCAGCTAGCTGCAACCTGTTCTTCATTTCATCGAAGTTAGCATCAGCTTGATTAGCTCTCTCAGGATCGAAGCGTTGTTCAAATGTGTCGGGTGCAGGAGGCCACGGTACGAATGGTATAGCTTCAGCAGTGTCAGCTGGTTTATGTGTATTGCGCGCTATCATGTCGCGCCATACTTGATACAGATTGCGCTGCGGCTGTTGTGGTGGCTCCATCGGTATTGGCATTTCAGGCTGCGGTGGAAAGCGTCGATATGGTATAGGACGCGGACGTGGTAGTGGTACTTGCTGTTGCTGTTGCTTAGCAAGCACCACATCAGCCATGTCGTCAACATCGCGACTGTCTACATCTGGACTAACGTCATCGGGCATTAGCGTGACTTCTTTGTGTCAACACCATCTACGTAGCGATTAGGATGATCGTCACCTTTGAACTCACTTGGCCAGTGGTATGCGTTGTTGTCTGTAGCATCACGCACATTAGGTCGCGCACCAGCAGCCCACGCCCTGCGATAGTTGTAGTGTGGCGTGTTTAGGTCAGGTTCCTCTTTGTAGCGATCAACATACTCCTTGTACCAGCCAGTAGAACGAATGCCTTGTTGAAACTGCTGCTCGATGATGTCATCCATAGAGCGAGGGTCTACATCAGGGCTGACATCATCGGGCATAGTAGTACTACGACTTGTTGACAGTACCTAAGAAGCCGCCGCCGCTGTTGCCGCTCTTGTCAACTGGATACGGATTAGGTGCCCACGTTGGCGTCATCTGTGCTTGGAATACTTCGCGATCTTGAATAGTAGTTACACGCTGTGGCCAGATAACAAAGTCAGCAATAGGACGCTGACCGCCGAGGTTCATACCATCAGCTTGCACTGCTGCGACCTGTTTGATCTTCAAATCTACTTGAGACACACCGATAGCACCTGCTGCAAGTGCGCGACCAAGTTCACCGAAGTATTGACCACCCACTGAGTTAGTGAGACGTGCTACACTACGCATCGTCGATGTGCTTTGCTGCGTAAGTGCGTGCGGCTGACCGAATACGTGATCCCAACCACCTGCCCATGCTGGCATGATGTCATCCTCCTACATT